ACGGGCTGTTCAGGGGATCGTAGACTGTAGGCGCAGTCGGTGTTACAACTGCCTGTTCTTCTGCATCCCAAGCGTAGATGGCCGCATTCTCTTCAATCATCGTCATCGGCACTTGGCCGGTGTTGCTGATACCCTGTGACAAAATGCGGAACGGCTTGTTAGACCAGCCAAGCGGGCCAAACGAGATGTAGACAATATCGCCCACTTCGCAGCCTAAAGCCTTCATGGTGAAGCTGGCCGAGAAGATGCCTTTATACTGCGCCCGCTGAAGCACTTGCTTGGCGATGCGTTGCGCCCGACGACCCTCCTGCACCCAAGGCATATCAAACGTCTGCATACGCTCAATGCCATCGATGGAAGTAATTGAAATCGTTGGATATTCTACAGGCTGGAAAAGGGAGTTGTTTGACGGATCGGTATACTTGCCGTGAACCGCGTTCATCATCTCATCAAGACCGCGTGTCTGATTCCATGCGAACTCACCAAGAATGTCATCGTCGTCAAAGCTGAGAACAGGCGTAGCAAGGTCATTCTTCATGACCGTCAATGACAGCTTGCCGTTTGAATCGCGCAATGTCGCGTTCATTGAACTGAGCAGGATTTGGATGATTTCCATGCGGGTATCAGCATCAGAGCCAACGCCAGCGGTGCGATAACGCGGCTGTGTGCCACCAGCGGCCAGCGTGATAGCTTCATCGCAGATGTTAGCCGCCGTAATGAACGAAGGCAGATCGATGCGCTGATACGGGATGCCACAACCCACTGACAGCTTACTATTGATATTCCAGCCGAGCAGGAACCACAGAAGCTGAAGCGCGGGATTGTCGCGGTTCGTGCTGTTAGCCGTTCCCCAAGTTGTCTGGTCGTTAGCACGGTGAGAGCCAGAGCCGCCGGTTACGGTGCTATCAAGGCGCGGGTCATACAGCTTTGCGCCTTTGCCCTTAATCGTCACGCGACCCGGCAAGCCATTTACCAACGGGCTTTCAGCCTTCTTGCTGTTGCCAGTGCGCTTGAGACGAAGGTAAACATAAGAGCAGCCCGTAAGGCGGCATGAAGACCCCCAGATGCCGCCGCCGTTGATTGCAATCGTATTAGCGGATGTGCCGACAGGCCGTGTGGTGACGGTCAGGTAGCCAGAATAAAAGGAAGCGACACCACCAGATGAGGTCCACGCAATCTGATCGTCGAACCAGATTTCGTCGATGCTCTCCACCTCATGCGCTGATGTGGCGATGATATAATCGAAATATTCCTGATCGGTTCCAGACGTTTCATAGTAACGCACATCAGTATTCATCGCGGTTTCGCCAAACACGAACTTGCGATGGGCTTGAGGTTCAAGCGTCGGATTGAGGCGGCTCATCTGAGCCTTCGGCATCTTCGGCCCGAATAGCTGTGCTGAGACGCCAGAAAGAACCGTGCTTACGGCCATAGCAGCCAGAGCCGATCCCAAAGCTGTGAATGCAAGAGATGAGCCAACCACTGTTGCCGTAGTAACCGTGACGCCAGCGACTGTAGCCGTAGTAGCACCAATTGTTGGGGCAAAGCCAATGCCGCCAGTAGCTATCCCGACACCAACTATCACCGCAGCAATGGCTACTGATTTAAGAACCTTACCCACGGCCAACCTCCCATGCCTTCAACCATTCAGAACGGTCAACAAAGGTATAGCCTATTTCGGTCACGAAGACAGCCTTTGAACTTATCACAATTCCAAGGCATCCATCATACAATGCGATGTCGCCAGTTTGGGCAAAGCCAACGAGCGTCGATTCGAACTTAGAGTCGGTGAACTGCTCTACATCATCGAAGCCAAGCCCCTTCAATACGCGCAGAGAACCAATCTGGCTGTCGTAGATATCAGTGATCTCAGCCATCGGGTTTTCGCCTGTGACGGCCTCCACAGCACCCGCAACGAAGTGAGCGCAGTCATGGCTACCATATTGAAACGGCAGATCACGCTTAGAGATCAGATAGTCTGAAAGCTCTTGCTCCCAAGTCGATTTTCGCTGCATCACCTGAACATCCCGCCAGCACCCGGCCCGCGCTCAATGCCATCTCCAAACGGCGTCGATATGCCAGACTTATTAGCTCCGTTAGCAGCCGCGATAGACCGTGCAGCCGACTCATCGCCTGAGTCATATTCTTTCTGCATCTGATAGGTCTTGTTCGTGGTCGTCGTCAGTGTCACCAGATAATGCTCAATCGTCATCGTAATCGTCTGCGCGTCAGGCGATCCATTGATAACAATGTCGTTCATATAGCCAGTATAATATCCGTAGACTTCGCCGATTTGAGTTTCGTTTTCGTCAACGACATACCACCAGAGTCGAGCGGTGCGGCCCTGCCAATTTGAGCGATCACCAATCGTGTTGAGGAAATCCTCATTATTCACAATCAGCCCAGACATCGACACTGACACCTGATTAGAGCCAGCTTCGTCGTGCTGCACCTCAGACACGCTGATAAGGTCGGAAGGATATGAGACATAGGTATCGCCATCCAGATCGGGATCGCCTGTGCCGGAAAAGGTCTTGTCGTAAAGGCCCGTAGAGGCGCGTAGAGGATCGCCGACCACATCTAGGTAGCAAACCCATCTAGCATAGACCAGAGGAGCCTCAATCGCGCTCTGAAGGGTTGGTGATATATTAGACATTAGAACGACTCACGAAGGCTGAATGATAAAGAATATACCAAGCCGGGTTCGACGGAATATCCGGGATCTTCAGCAAAATACATCAGCGCATAAGGGTTCTTGAATTCGATGGCGGCGTTGTCAGCCGGAGCCACACGAATAGCTGGCTCAAAGTAGACCACAGCCTGACCAGACCCATTAGATGTGATATTCTCGGTAAGCTGAAGAAGCTGATTGCCAATCGTGACGAACTGACCCGCCTGAAGAACCGTCGTCGAATTGGGCCATCCGTCGGTATTAAGCTGACGGCCAGTTTGGCTGCCGCCATTCACCAATGGTGTGGCAGTCGATGAGGATTGGGCAATCTCGTTCACAGGAACCTGAAAGTCGTTTGCAGCGCCTCTCGCCTTGGCAAAGAAGGCCCGCCAAGAGTTGACAGACGTTTCCCCAACAATAGGCGGAAGCGATAGGCTGCATTCCCACCAGCCGCGACCAGATGCGAGTACCTGACGCGCACCCGTCCACTGGGAGATGTTCTGTTGTGCGGGCTGCACCAGACGCCATGACATTGTTGATGGCTTAGGTGAGCTAGGGAATGTGATTGTAGCCATTATCCGATAGTTCCCGGTAGACGGGCGCGGCCCGCTGTTTTGAGTGTACGGCTCTGAGCCGCCGCAATGATATACGGAGCGGCCTGTGCAATGCCAAGTTCAACTTGCTGGCGAACAGCCGCAGGGTCTGATGCTCCACGGGCATCGACGTTGACGACCATGCCGCTGCCCATCTTATTGTTCGGCACAATAGAACCGCTGCGCGACGGCACAAACAACTCAGGTCCGCGCTCTCCGACCATATAAGGAGAGCCGGATTGCACAGAACCGCCAATAGCCCTGCCCGGAATGCCAGTTGTGAAAATGCTCTTGAAGAAGCCGCCAATAGACTTAACAAGCTGTTCAGTTACATAGATACGCATCAATTCGCTGATGATTGATGATGCCATGCTTCTAAATGCTGCCTTAAAGCCCTGAGTCCCTTCAATCAGACCTTGGAATGCGTTACCAAATGAAGCGCCAATTGAGTTTGCAAGCTCATCAGCCTCATTCGTAATCATACGCATCGGGCCTTTGATTGAATTGATCGTCTCGGTCAATTGATCCGAGTTTGGAAAAATCTCAATCAACGGCTTGTCAGCCATGTTATTGAAACCCGTCATTGCAAAATCAGCTTCTAATTGCTGACGCATAGCTTGCCTGAAAGCATCCCAAGATGCGTAGTTTTCAGGGGTTAATACGCCTGTTTGTTTAGATGCTGACTTGCTTCCTCCAGATTTTGATCCGCCCAATATCTTTGGCACATCCATTGATGGAATTGGCGTTGTTAAAGGAGCAAAATCTGATTTGTTAAATTTCCCAGTTGGGTCAAACGAGCCACCGCCACGGCCACCTTTGGTAAAGCGTCTACCGCTTCTGAATGTAACCATCCCGCCAAGATAGCTGCTTTCATTTGCTGGATTTGCAGCCCTAATCTCAGTGTCCCGGCTCTTTTGAGCTACTTGGCTAAAGAAATTACCCGCAGCCGCAGCGGCTGTTGCAAACGCATTAGCCAAAGAAAGCAAAGCATCAGCATTTTCAGCAACTGCAATTGTAAAGCGAGTTTTCAAAACTTCAGCCAATGTAGCCATCTTATCAGCGGCTTCATCCGCTTTGGCAATGGTGGCGTCATCCATGATGAGGCCCATTTCAGCCAGCTTTTGAGTTTGCTCTGCAATAGCCGCAGAACCCTGACGCAAGATTGGATCAAGTGCCTGACCAGCTTTACCAAACAATTGCACTTCAAGTGCTGCGCGTTTTGCAGGGTCTTGAATTTTAGACATTGCATCAGCGATTTTGAGCATTGCCTGATCGGTTGTAAGCGATGCAAGTTCACGCCCAGACACACCTACAGCGCCAAAGGCTTCAATCATTTTATCAGAGCCGAGCTTGGCCTCACCGAGCCGCTTAGTTAGCTGGGCAAAGCCCTTTTGCATCTGCTCATTGGTGACGCCATTCTCAAGTGCGATGAACTTGTAGGCTTGTAATGCTTTAGTTGAAGCACCTGTTTGTGAAGCAAGCTCACCTAATCCACCAGCCGCATCAAGCGCCTGACGACCCATATTCAACAATGCGCCAGATGTGACGGTAGCAATCAATGCCGTCATAGCACCCCTTACCGAAAGGGCTTGGGATGCCATGCCTGATAGGCCAGTTTTGATTGAATTGAACGTAGCAGCCGTCTTATTGATGGCAGTGAACTCAAATTTAATTTGCTCATTTGCCATGCTTGCTGCGCTCCTGACTTATCTTAAAATATGCAAGCCACTCATTATACTCATCAATTGAGATTAGCTCTATTTCTTCTATCGTCTTATTGAGCCGATCCGCCAAGGCTACGATATTATACCTGAACGGATCGGCCTTTAGTTTTTTTCATGGTCCTCAAAGCTATTAGCCGTCATCATCTCGCCAGCGATTCTGGTGATGACTTCGACAGGCTCTCGCATCAGGGTAGGCTTGTCTTCAAGCGTGAAGAGAATATTGCCATCCCTATCTTGGGCTTTCATAATAATCATATCAACCATGCCAGCGATGGTGACGTTATTGATAAAACCCGGATGCTTGCGCTGTAGCCTATCAAGATCGTGAGCTAAGAACTTACCAAAATAGACAATGAAAGGGGCTTCATCCTCTGCCGACCACTCTGGGACCTCAATGGTCTTTCGAGTTGAATGTTGCTTTTTCCTAATCAGGTCAATGAGAGACATAAAAACCCCTTTCTAGTCTAAATTACGATGCGGTTGAAAGCGTCAATGCGCCCGTTCCTTGGAACGAGAAGCTGGCTTCAACCAATCCGTCAAAGGATGAATTGATGGTCGTGCCAGTGATGATGGCAGTTCCGCTGTAATACTTGTCGCCAGTTGTCGCGCCTTCAGGATATACGTTAAGCGTCACTTCAGTGCCATCAACAAGAGCGCCCTGACCCGTAGTGTCGGTTTCATCCCAGAAGCAATCGAGCGTCCCGGACCAGCCCTTTAGGGTTGGAGAAAATGTGCGCCAGCTATCACCCATAGTGGACGACTCTGCCGTATCAGCCGTGGTTGCGATAGAAAACGAACGAATTTCGGCGACGGTATTAGCGCCAACCTTCACAGTACCTTCACTGCCAGTATGCGTAGCCATTATTAAATCTCCTCAGAATCAACGATATTTTCCGACTCTTCAGCCGGATCAAGAACAAGCCTTTCAGCGTGTTTAGCGGGATGCCAGCCCTTCTCCGCGAAAGACGGCAAGTCACATTCAGGAACCACAATAGGCTCCTTAGCGTCTTTATGATGAACAACAATCATTCTCATCTTGCAGTCTCCACATCGTTGATTGCGGTGATATATTCAGCCGCAAACACAAGCCGTGCTGAAGAGATTGGCTTCTCACCATCGGTTACGATGTCAATCTCTGTATTAGTCAATATACAAGATTTAGCCAGACCATTCAATTGGTAGTCTGAGCCAATCGCCTCTTCAACATTTACGCAAAGAGTATCGACGGTATCTTGAATCGTCGAGCTACTTCCTGAGGCCAAAATCTCAACGGAAACATTGATAGTTCTGCTAAGAGTTCTGCTACCAATCGTAATCAAAGAAGAAGTTTCGTCCATCGTATATACAAGGATCGCTGGCAGCTTGGAGTCATCCAAAGCATAGCGACGCATCTTGTAGACGTTGTTCCCTGTTGTCGGAAGACCAGTTACAAGCGTTGCAATGCGATTGCGGATTTGCTGTCTAACGTGAGACATTAGTTGCGCTCCATCATCAGCGTTGTCACGCCAAGGCCATCGGTGGCTACAATTCGAACAGTGTAGGTGATGCTGTTAATCTTGATTGTATCGCCTTCAGCCGCAGTAGGGATGTCTACAGTGCGGCAAACGTAGGTCGGCTTTGGAATGGTAACATCCATCATATCAGTCGCTGTGACGCTTGCATGAGGATTGTCAAAGATGCCGCTAATCGTGATCGGGCGCTTGTTGGTCTGAGTGTATACGGCCTCAGTCCCGAAATCGTCGAGTTCAAAGAAGATAGATAGATCGTCGCTGGACTCAACGCCCATTTGCTGGCTTTCTTCCACGCGGTTTAGGTTCGCGGAACTCTACAGGCTCGACGCGATTTTCAATAACTGATTCGTCATGAGGTACGGCTTTGCCGTAGGCCATCAGCGCCTTGCCCTCAGAATAATCGACATCCACAATGTCGCCAACACTACGAATAGCGCCACTTGCTACAGTCGATTTGATGATGCGGTATTTCATATAATCTCCAAAGGTTGGGGGTAGCCGACTTCCAAGGCCACCCCCTCCCCTAGCCGTTAAGCAGCGGGCGTACCCAATGCAAACGAAACAGCGTGACGCACAGCAACGTCAACAGTCTGGAGGGCCACAACGCGGACCGTGCCAGTTGTCGAAGCAGTGTACGGATCAACCGTCAGGTCGAGACCGCCCCACATACCGATCAAGCAGTCGCTGAAGTTACCAAACAGGAGGTAACCCGCAGTTGCCTGATTCGAAACGATGGTGCGATAGCCGTTCATCGTGCCATCGGGATCGACAGCGAAGATGGCTTGGTTGGTGGCCTTAGCCGTCGTCTTCAGCGTGCCGTAGAGGCCAGCCGGAGCGATGTAGGCAAGGTTGCCAAGCAGAGCGTTATCTTCAGCGACAAGCGTTTCCAGACCAACGATTTCCGCCCAAGTCGGAGTTGCGGCAGCAAAGCTGTCGGTGTTAATGCCCGAAGTGTTGTACAGACCCGTCGGCTGACCCGAAGAGCCAGAACCCTTCAGCGCACCAGCGTCAATCGCCAGAGCCAGAGCCTGAGTAAGATCGTCACGAACCAGTGCTTCAACGCTAGGCGTTGACTGAAGGATGAGCTGACGAGTCATGTCGGAGAAAGCACCAACAGTCTTCGGAGCCATCGTGACGCTGCCGAGCGTGAATTCCGACTCAGAAGCCGCACCACCTTCGGAGCTAATCCAGCCACCCGACGAAGCAGCGG